CGGCAATTTGAATGACTGCGTTTTCCAACGAAGTTTCATTCAAGTCAGCTTGGGTAGAAGGTGTGTTGCTGTTAACGCCACCAGACACCAGTGGGTGAGAAGTGGAGAACAAAGGCTGGCCGTCACCGTAAGTAACAGTAGATGCCCATCCGTTGTTCAATACTGCCGCCGCTTTCACTTGCTTCGTATAGCTCATGGCGCGAGCGAGCGCCTTGGTATAGCGAGAGCTGAGCGAATCGTACAGGTTGTCTTCGATTGCCTCTTCGGTAATCGAAAAGCCCATAGCGATGGTCTCGTGCGTGTAGCGAGCAGTCCAAGCTTCCTGCGCATTGTCATAAGCAATTGCAGCGCCTTCGTTCTTGACTGGTGCAGCCGAGAATCCAGATAGCTTGGTTTCCTCTTCAAATGAGCGCTCGGAGGTCTCCGTTTCGTAGATCTCTTTGTGCTCTTCGCCGTAGCGAGCATACTCCAAACCGAACAATGCGTTCAGGCCGGGGAGCAGCTCTTTCAGTAGTTGTGCGCGTGAAATAGCCATTTAATTTCCCCTTATAGTCCGGTCGGGTTGTAATAAGCGTGCCCGCCGAGAACTGTTTGGCCAGATACATTAGGCGCATTGAACTTGACAATGGCTTCCGGGAAATACACCGTGCCACTGTAAGTAAATGCTGTATCAGGTACCAAATCAACAATACGCAAAGGCAAGGTTGCCGTTACGTTGGCGGAACTCAACAAAATGCCTTGCTGAGAATCGTTTGTCGTCGTATTGAGGGTGTTTGCCACCAATGCGACGTTGTTGTTGATGTTGGTGTATTCCAAACCAGAAGTCGTGGATACAACCGTGGTTCCGGTAACAACAGCAACCTGGAACAACTGATCAGGGTCTTCGCATACATAAGCGTAGATAAAGGTGTTTGCCTTTACCGAAGTGCCGCTAATCCATGCCTGCGACCATGTTGGTTGGCCAGTAACAGACGAAACAAACTGACATCCTAGAAAAACGCCAGCAAAGCCTGTTGCAGGAGCTGTGGTCGTCGATGTCGATACTTCGATGGTTCCGTCTGCTGCAAAAATGACAGGATCACCATACCCAATGCTTGCCGCACTGGATGCAATACGACGTTGACGAGTAGCACCGGCAAAGACCTGACCACCGATCAAATTGATCGGCTTTAGCCCATAGGGCTTGTCGATAGTCGGGTAAGCCATTTGATTACTCCAAGATTAAGTTATCTCTTACCGAATCGGACCTCGGTACGTCTGTCATTAAACAGCGGCATACGTGGGTCGTTTTCGCGCATGAAATTACTGTCCACACTCGCCATCCAATCATTAGCCTGCTTTAAATAATAAGCATTCCGCTGATCAACCATTTCGATAGGAGCGCGACACAGCATCAAACCACCAATCTCAATATTTCCGGTTTGAGGTCCGGTTGCGAGCAAAGCTCGGGCTACTTCTGGATAGTCTTCCCACTTGCATGGCTCAAAACCATCCTGATGGCGTGTTGCAACGTTTCTTGGGTCTGTCTGTCCTAATACTGACGTCCGTACCCAACGGTGCCTCCAGCCATCTCGCGGTAGAGGGTCAGGTAATGAGCTTGGCGGTTTCCACTGCTTAGGACGCTCCGCAGTTTCACGGCTCTGCACTTCACGGGATTCGCGACTCATAGCTTTCCTTCCATCCGTAGTTTTGCCAACTGTTTGGCATATTCTTGAATAGGCACACCTAAGCGTTTAGCCGTGTTGGCCTCAGACTGCGTAAGCCTCAATTTTTTAGGTGGCGAGCTACGTGACGCCGGGGCGACCACCGATGCAGACCTTTTGTAATTATCTTGGCCGGTCTGTTTGCCAAAATATTCTGGGAATTTCTCCCTCATGCGAGAATTAATCCTCTCGTAATACTCTTCAGTAGATGCATAGTGATCGCCATGATCCCGCGTTAATTTCTTGTGCAGGCCCATTGCAAAATATGTCATCTCATCATCTACGCCAGGAGAGCCGGACTGTCCAAACCATGGGTTTTCGTTTTTCCAACGCTCTGCTTTTGTATCGATGTACTGCTGCGGTTGATTATATGCCTGATTATCAACAGGTTGCAACTGCTCTTGCGGAACCGGCTTAAACCCCTTGACCTTCTCTGACTTTATAACCGCTTTGCTAAATTCCTCTTGGGCCGTAGCAATCTTGTCAGCATCGCCCGTATAAAGAGCTTCTTTGTATTTCTTTTTGGCTTCGTCAAGCTCTTTCTCGGAAACAACTTGCATCGTCTTTATAAGATGCGTCTCTCCAGTATTAAGCTTCTCCTTCAGCTTGTTATTCTCGTCCGCAATTTGTTTTGCGTACGTAATAGCAGCCTCTCTCTCCCGAATAGCCTCTTCTTTCGCCCTTCGCTCATCATGACGCGAATGCGTAAGTTGCATAATCCGCTTCTTAACACTGTCTGAATACTGACTAATTTCATCGTCAGGTATATCAGTCGGGTCTTTAGTAAGCTTGTTAATACCTTGGTCAGCTATTGGCGTATCGTTTTCAATCTCTACTTCGATATTATCGCCTTCGACCTCTACTTCAATGTTTTCATTTTCTGCTGCCATAAATACTCCTTTATGCGCGGCTATAACCGCGGGGATCTTCAACAACACCTTCAACCGTGTCGTCGTTGATTAAGCGGAACTCACGTCCGTGGATTTTGAAACGCGTGCCTGAATAAGCACGTACTAATACAAAATCACCTTCCTTGCACCATGGGCCTGTTGGAAACTTGTTTGTATCCTTATAGCAATCTGGGCCTTGTTTAATAACAAACAAAACAACGGTGCTGAACTCTTCTAACTTCGCTAATGAGTCCGGTTTAAATAAACCATTGGCAAATTTATCCTCTACCTCTGGTAATGCGCAGAGCATCCTATAACCCGTTGGGGCTGGAAGTTGCGTTGCCTGCTCTTCAGCAGTTACTGCTTCTGACATATCAGTCATCGTATTCCTTCATGCGGTTTGCAAGGTCTTGGTTAATACGTTTGGCGACCAAGAGACCTTGAATCTGGCCGCAAACGAACTTGTAATCCTCAAAGGTCTTCATTGACCCTTGAGCTAATTGTTCTTCCGCATATCTAATCTGTTTATTTATTTCTAGGGTTAGTGCTTCGTGGAATTCCATCTCTACCTCTTTGTATGTCCGCAGCCTTGTCAATCATCTTGACCTGGTTGTTTTGATTGTTGATTCGTTCCATTGATTTAAGACGCTCTTGCTCCATCATTACTTTCTGCTGCTGCGCTTGCTGTTTTAACTGCAATTCAGCCGCATCCATGGCCGCTTCACGCTGCTCTTTCTGCTGCTTTATCTGCAATTCAGCTTGCTGCATCTGCACAACTGGATCTTGCTGCGCTTGCATGTTCTGCTGTTGCTGCGCCATTTGTGTGTTTTGCTGTAACAACTGCTGTGCCGCTTGAGCCGTCAATCTTGATAATTGCACCTCAAAATCTTCCGGCAAAACTGTATTTGGAGCAGGCAATGGCACGCCTAATTGCTCTTCAATTTTTCTTCTATATAAGAATGCTATGTGCTCATTAATATGCGCCATAGCAGCAGCCATCATTTGATTAGCCATTGGGTTTTGCTGCATCTGCTGCTATATGCGCTTCGTGGTCCTGGTATATAAATGCTTTAACAGGCTTCATCGTTAATATATCCATATTCTCAGAAACCGGATCTCTTGGCTCCTGTTCTTTTGAAACGGGTATTAACTTTTCAATATCTTTAATACCTAATACACCAAGCATACGTTTATGTAGCTCGGGCATATCATATATTTGCGGAGATTGAGCAGCTAATTGCAAAACCGCTTGATATTGAGTAACTCGCTGCGCTAATGTTGTTGCATTAGGGTCAGATACTGGTATTACTTCAACCGTATCATAATCAGCCTGTTTAGCTGCCCGTCCTAATGGAGAATCAACGTCATAATTGTAGTCAGTCGGTAGATAATCTCTAATAATCGACGCTAATAACTTGAACTCTTGGCGCATTGAATAATGCAAACGCGCCTGTACCGCCGACATTACCTTTAATGTGCGCTCTAATACTGCTAACGTCGTTCCAACTGGGGTATTTGCCGATAAATCGCTGATTTGCATGTCCGCGGTTGCAGCAAATCGCCTACCTTCCTCAACAATTGTCCCTAAAAGGTTATAAAGCACCTGGCTCGGCTCTTTATAAGGCAGCGGAA